AGAAGCTGATCCAGCTACTGATCCTGTTACGTATGAATACACTCTGAACATTTCTCAGACTGTAGCTGAACGTACATTGACTCGTAATGAAGTTACTACCAGAGTTGAAACTCAAACCAACCCGGACGTTGCGATTGCACTCAACACCTTGAGAGAGGTGTCGCGTGAAGTACAGAGCGAAGGATGGACTTTTAATAAAGAATTTGACTATACACTTACTCCTAATTCGAGCAACGAAATCCTGATCCCTGATAACATGCTTCAGGTAGATCTGAACATCTCATCTAAGAGATCTGGTAACCGTCAGTTCGATAGCGTTAACCGTGGAGGTAAACTCTACGACCGTATTAAACATACCTACAAGTGGACTGCTGACAATGTTAAAGCTGACATCCTGTGGTATTTTGAGTGGGAAAATATCCCTGATCCTATTCAAGCATTTATCGTAGCACGTGCTGCTTCTATCTTCTCTACCCGTACCATGGGTGACCCTAACCTGTATCAGATGCTCCAACAAAAGGAAGCATTTGCACGGGCGATGGCTATGGAGTATGAGTGCAACCAGGGTGACTTCTCCTTCTTTGGTGAGCCCCAGGGCGAGAACTATTACAATAGCTATAAACCGTTCCATACCTTGCAACGCTAATGCCAATCAACCAGCTGACTGAGTGTGTTAACGGTTACCCTGATCCTACATTTGGTTTGCTGAAGCGTCCTGGTATGAGGCACACCAACGTGCTAAAGAAAGCTGATGGTACTGCGTTTACCAAAACTGAACTGGCAGATGCAGCATGGTTCTTTATTGACCGTGCTACCGCTGGTTCTTACATTGGTGCTATCAAGGATGATGACCTGTTTGTATGGACTGCTGCAGAAGGTACATTCTGTACAGTGACAAACAGTGCTAATACCTATTTAACTGGCACCAAGCAGGATGATTACCACTTCCGTAGCATCCAGGATACCACTATTGTTACTAACAAAACTGTTACCGCTGCTATGCGGGCAGACGGTACCTTTGTGGCTGATTCACAAGGTACGTTGAAGCTTGTTTCTTTGACTGACGGTGACGAGTGTACGGTAACTATCAAGGGTACCACTACTGGCACTGAACATACTGCAACTGCTACAGCTCAATCAAGTGCTACCTTTACGACATTCCTGACTGGCACACACGCTAGTCATGATCTGCTGGGTGCTATTCAAACACTTTTGGAAGCACGTCACACTGCTAGCGATTCTGAGTTTGATGGTAAATGGTACCTCAACTCCTACGCTAATAGTATTACTATCCGTAAAACTACAGAAGCCAACGATGTTGTCGTGGATGAAGAGCCCGGTACTGATGTCACCTATTCAGCATTTAGTCTTAGTGCTGTAGGTGGTCCTGCTAACAACACCTTAGAGGCATCTCAGGATGACGTTACTAACGTATCTGAACTTCCCCTGGAATCATTCCATAACCACAACGTCAAAATCCTAAACAGTGATACTGAGGATGATGATTACTATCTGAAGTATGTTGCTGCTGATGGTGTTGGTGGTAAAGGTTATTGGCAAGAGACTATTGCACGTGATGTATCACCCGGTCTTGATAACGCTACTATGCCGCATGAGTTGGCTAACACTGGTGCTACTACCTTTACGTTTGGTCCTATCACCTATAAGGATCGCCTGACTGGTGATGATAACACTAACCCACAACCATCTTTTATTGGTAAAACAATTAGTTCCTCTTTCTTTTACAGCAACAGGTTTGGTGTGTTATCTGAGGATAACGTTATTTTTGGTGTCGCTAACGACAACTACAATTTTTTCGCTAAGTCTGCACTGACTCAGATCGCCTCAGACCCTATTGACTTGAACGTATCTAGTGTACGTCCTGTCACTTTGTCTGACGTTCTACCGTCGCCCCAGGGCTTGCTGCTGTTCAGTGAACGTCAGCAGTTCCAGGTATATGCTACAGATGCAAGTATCCTGACACCTACCTCTGCTGTTATTCGTACGCTATCTAACTACGAGATGGCTACTAATGTACAGCCTGTAGACATCGGTACTACTACTGCATTTGTCAGCCGAGTGCCTGGTTACAGCAAGCTGTTTACTATGGCTCTCCGTGACGTTGAGCAGACACCTGTGGTGGTTGACATCAGCAAGGCTGTGCTAGAGTGGATCCCCGATACTGTAGATGATCTGACTGTCAGCCCACCTAACTCTATTGTTATGTTGGTTGACCGTGATACATCTTACCTGTATATGTACCGGTTCTATAACAACGGTAAGGAAGATCTATTCCAAGCATGGGTAAAGTGGGAACTGCCTGGTACTATCCAAGCCGCACGTATTATTAACGATGCAGTTACTGTTGTGTCGCAGCAGGAAGATGAGTACACCATTGGTGCAATCGAGCTGGATGAACTACCATCTGGTAACATCTTTGCTACATCTTCTAGCTTCACCGGTAACGTACCTCTTGACATGGCTACCCGTCCTGTTGCGCCGGATGATGACACTGATGCAGTCGTATATGACTCTACAAACGACATTACCAAGATTTACGTACCTTATACCCCTATCGACGATAAGGACGCCGTGATGCTCCTTACAGTGCCGACAGCAGATAAAGGTACTGATGCGGCGCTAGACTCGGATCAGGGTTACTGGACTAAAGCTATTGAGCGTATTGAAGATTCAACTGACTTCCATTACTTTGAAGTGAAAGGTGATTTTACTGATTATGAGGATGGTATTGTAGTTGGCTATGGTTATGACCTAGAGGCAACACTGCCAAAGCTCTACCTTAGGACAGAGCGGGGAGCTGATTACACTGCTTCTCTGACTATTGCTAGAGTCAAAATGTCTGTCGGTCGTTCTGGTGCTATCCGTTTTAAACTAAAGCCGACTGGTTCTAATGAATGGAAGAACGTAGAACATACTGCAGAAGGCGATATCTATGCTGGTGATACTAATCCTGTAGTGCAGGAGCGAGTGTTTACCTTACCTATCCATCAACGTAACACTAATTTTGAACTTAAAGTGACAAGTGATTTTCCATACCCTGTATCGTTGGTGTCGATGATGTGGGAAGGTAATTATTCTAACAAGTATTATAGGAGGTCTTAATGTTTAATCCCAAAGAGAATCTCCTAGATCAACAGCTTGCTGCCTCTGGTCTGGAGATGAATATCACCTGGGCTGGTGTTGGCGCTATTGCTTCTATTGCTGGAGGCATTTTTGGTGCTAGTTCTGCTTCAAAGCAAAACGCCGAAGCTAAAAGGGCTCAAAAAGAACAGCAAAAGATTGCTGACAAGCAAGCTAAGATTACTAACGAGTATAACCGTACAGCGTTTGAAGCTGAACGTAAGGATTATTTTGCTGCTCGTGAGTTTCAGTACGAAACTGCTGTTAAACAATGGAAGTATGATACTGAAATTCAAGACTACAGATATGTGCAAGATGTAAAGGCTTATGAGGCTTCGGTTGCAAACTATGGTCAGCAAACGATGTATAACAACGTTGCTTATCAAGCTGCAAAGGAAACTAACCAAGCATCGTATAGCGAACTCCTAGCTGGCACTGCTTTTGAAGGGGAAAGTACATTGGTTCAAAACCTAGAAGCACAAGGTAAAGCTGCTTTAGGTCAAGCCGGTGTCTCTCGTGGCAAAGCTATGCAAGCTTTAGCGGCTAAACAAGGACGCGATCTTGCTGTTCTTCGTGCAAGTCTTAAAAGCAGTGAGCAGGAATATAAGCGTAATATGTTTGACCTTGCTCTTCAAAAGTATGGTGCAGACATGCAAGCTAAGGCTAATCTTATGATTCAACCTGAGCGTCTGCCTGAGCTTATTGCTCCTACAATGGGTCCAGAACGTACCTTTGTGGAGCCTGCTGAAGTGCTGCCTGGTGCAGTACCACCTGCTAAATACACAAGCCCAATGATGCCACTTATTGGGGGAATTTCCTCATTTGCTAGTACCGTTGGTGCAAAAGATTTTAGTTGGCACGGTAATTAACCCCATAACCTAATAACATAATGGCACGTCAATTCCAAGGTGCTGCAAAGGGACGTGGGTTTAATCCTATCCCTATTAGCGGTGCTAACATTACTAGGATGCGTGAGGAGAATGAACGTATCCTCCGCGGCATGAGAGAACGGCGGGAATCAGAACGTAACAATGAGAAACGTCAGCTTGAAGCTATGCAGGCTGACGCTGCTTACTACGAAAAGGTTCGCGCCCGCGACTTTAAAATTACAGATACAAATCTAGCAAACGAACAAAAACAGCTCCAGTATAACGAAGCTGAACGAGTTGCTCAGTATAATGCACAAACTGAAGCAATGTCCGGTATCTTTGATGATATTGTAAAGTTCAGTAAAAGTGCAGCAGCAGCTAAGGCAAAGGCTGACGAAAAAAGGAAAGAAGAAGAACAAGAAAACGCTCGCCGACAGCGTGAACGTGACGGTCGTTTAAATCTTGCTGATATTGCGTTCAGAACTGCTCTGGATGCAGAGGCTGAAGGGCAAGAATTGGTACGTGCTAGCGTACAAGAGGCAAAAGAGTTAGGTGCTCCTGAATATGAAGTTCAAAAAGCTTTAGGTCTAACTTACAATCAAAGTGTAGCTTACGTTCAGCATGACGCTAAACTAATAACTCAAGCTGAATGGCCGGCTTTTCGTGCTAAGTGGTTTAGTGAAAACGCTCCTGACGCTTTGGCAAGTCCAGAACAAGTCAATGCTCTTCGTCATAAAGCTTGGAAAGCCTTTGAACAAGAAAAAGGTTGGACAGGTTATTCTAATGAACTACTTGGTCCCGCTCTTGATGCTAAAGGAGTATCTGACCAAACTTTTATATCAGGTGTCACAACCAAGGCTACTGAAAGGATTACAGGTGAAAACATCACTGCATTGACCAACGCCGCTCTTGCGGATTGGAACAACCAAGGTGCAGCATCATTCCGTGGTGTAGGTACTGCTAAAAGCTTTAGCGTAGCCCATGCCTGGTATAAGCAGCAAGCGCTTGCTATGGATGAAAATGGTAATTTTATCCTAAATGATTCTCAATGGAAGAATACTGATGTACGTGGTGATGGTACAGCTTATTTCACTGGAAACCCTAAAGAAGGATTCTATGCCCGTGGTCTCGACATTCTAAACGCTAGAGAAGAGAAGCGTAGGCAATGGAACAACAGTACCGCTACTGATGATCGTCATTCATATCAAGAGGAATCTAAAGCGTGGCACCGTCACATTGTAATTGATGGTAACAATACACCTGAAGACCTTGCTGCAGCTGTTGAATCCTTTAGAGACAATGTTAAAGGTATACCAGAATGGCTTAGGAAATTAACAAATGCTGGTAACTCTAGTCAGGGTCAATACAACTCTGATTTGGTTACACAAGCTAAAGATCTGGAAGCCCGTGGTATGTTGTACCAAGATATTGTAAATAAAGTATTTGAAAGGAATCCTAAGGTTGGTAACGAATTGCAGAAATCTCTTAATGAACAAGATCCGTTCATGCAGGATGATTTCTACAAACAGTACTACGATAGTATCGATAAACTTCCTTTAAAGCAGAATATGGATGGTAACTATCCAGATCCTAATGCTGATGCTATTAGAGCTACAGGAGCTTTGCAAGACGCTTACAGGGAACTTGTCAAACGGGCTGTAGCAGATGGTGCAACGATTAAAGACGCTGGTTATTCTTCTATGAAAACCATTGAGTCTGGGTTTAACGATCCAAATTCTCCCTTTCACCGTGTGTATAACCCCAATACTGCTCAGTATGAGTTTACAAAGTTATACACTAAAACACCAAAAGAAATTGCTGAAGACCTAGACCAAGCCGATACAGACTTCCTCAAAAGGCTTGACAGTGGTCAAATTCAAGACGTATTTTCAGATCCCGATATGATACTTACTGACGCTCAATTCGATGCTAACGTTGCTAGCATGTCCCGCCCCGGATACACCTTCCCAGCACGTGTTCATATGCTGGTACAGACAGGTCATATCAAGGGTTCGCATATGGAAATTATGCAAAGAATTGGTCAACTAAAAGGTAGACCACCTATTCAACCTCCACCGTCTCTACAACCAGCAACTGCATACCCACCGAAAGCACTCCAAGTACTGTCTCTATGGGGTCCACGTAGCTCTAACATCGAAGCACGTGCGCATGCTGCAGGACTACAAGCCCAGTTGCCAGAGGCTCGCCCAGAGGCTGCACTGGCTATGATTCCAAATAACCTTGGTCTGATTTACCTGGAGAGTGCGAAAAGACACGGTATCAATATAGCTGAAAACGCTGCAATGGGTGAAATCGAAAGTGCTCATGGTAAGTATGCTGTTAGCTACAATGGAACCTCTTTTGGTGTGATGCAGATTAACAAATCCGCTCACCCTGATTTCTTTGCTCAGCATAATGGTAACCCTAGCAATGAGGCTAACATTGAGTATGGTACTCAGTACTATGCAGGGTTGAAAAAACAGTACAATGGTGACTCGATCGCTGCGGCGATGGCTTACAACGGTGGTCCTGGAAACTACGAATTGTGGTTGGCAGGTAAAAAGCCTGGTTGGGTTAAAACCACAAAAGACGAACAAGAATGGGTACGTATTGTCACTGAAATGGTAGGTCATGGTAAGAAATTTGCCAGGGCTTATTACAAATATAGCGGAGACGCTTCTCTGCTACAACATCCGCTAGTCCTTAGAAACTAAAACTTATGGAATACGATCCCCTAGAGTCGTTTAGGGTTGATGAGGGTGAACTTGAGCTGACAGAAGAAGGTGCTACCTTTGCCAGCCAAAAACAGGCAGAGGCAGAAGCCGCTGCTGCAGCTCAAGCTTTGCCTGAAGAACCCGCTCCTACGGGAGAAGAAGAACAGACTCCAGAATCCGAGGTATCTACGGAACCTCAAGAAGAACCTTTTGATAGAAGCAAAGATTTTAGTTACTACCAAGCGCAGGGGATGACCCGCCGTGAGTGGAATAAAAAAAGGTTGGAAACCATGCAGATTGGTGGTGAACTTGAAGCCTTTGCTGTTGACCCTAAAAGTTCATTTGAATTTGCCACGGCTGTTCCTACATCAGTGCTTGATTTTGGTACAGACCTTATTAACTTTGCGCTTCAAAGAGATGTTATACCTAAAATACCTAAGTATGAAAACGGTATAGCTCAAACTGTAAGAGAAATTTCATCTATTCTGCTGCCTACTGGTACAGCAAGTTGGGGTCTTAAAGCTCTTACTAAATTTGGTAAGGCACGTAAAGGTTGGGCTATTGGTAACACACCTTTTATGCGTTTCCTTGGTGACCGTACTGCAGAAACACTAGGTGGTGTTACTGTTGGTGCCGTCAGTCGTGAATACGAAGAAGGTCATAACCTGCTCGGTATGGCTAAACAAGCACTACCTCCTCAATATGATTTTATTCCAGACTCTCTAGCTACACTAGACGGTGACTCTCCTGACGACAAACGTCGCAAGAATATCTTGCAAGATGTTGGTCTAGGTACTGTTCAAGTTCTAGCAGGATCTATGTGGAGGATGGGTACTTCTATGATTGGAGAAGTAGTCGAACAAGTTAAGGTCAACCGTTTAATTGGAAACACTAAGTCTTCACGGAAATGGCTCGAAAACAACTCACCTCCTACACCTGCTACCTTAGAAGAGTCTGTTGAGCTTGGCATGGTCCGCCTGGACGAAGCTCTAGACGAGGTTGGTCAATACAACCTGTACAAAAACCCTGAGATCACTGTACCTGTAAAAGGTGTTCACGACTTTTTTGATTACAATGAAGTTGGTGTCCGCACTATTGACGACTTCGGTATTGTTGGTGCTAGTATCGACCAATCACGTATCACTCGCAACCTAGACTCTGTTGATGGTCGTATTGGTAGCGTCATTTCTGAACCTGCTATTAAGTACGGTCTTAGTGGTGAGGGTAATGTAGACGATGTTGTACTCGGTCTTGCTAGACAGCTTAATCAAGCTGGTGACATCGGCATGGAAGGTAATGGTTGGAAGATTAGCCTTGACGACCAAATCGATGATACTCTTAACATCACAGCAGACCTGTTCGATCCACGGATGAGCCGTGCAGATGTTGATCGCATTATTCAACCGTTCATCAGCCAAGATGAGACGGGTAAGCAGGTATTGAGTGAAGAAGGTTTTGGTGTTATTTCTAAAGCCCTTCGTGGCTTTGGTGATGACATCACATCTATGGATGTAACCCGTGCTCACTCGTTGCTTGCAGGTTCTTTGTCTGGACGTGTCTCTGACCTAGCAGAAGGTGCCCGCCTTATGGAAGGCACACCTGCTGTAGAAGCTGCACAAGAAAAGGTCATCGATTTGATGAAGTATCTTGTTCAGCTAAGTGGTTCAGCTGAGTACTATAAAAACCGTAAAATTGACCTACTTACACAGGTAAGAAACGGTTTTAAAAACATTACTGGTTACAATGCAGATACTGTTGCTGGCGCTAGTGAGTTAAATAAGACTTTGTTTAATAAAGCTGAAAGGTTTGGTACTACTTTGGCATCTATTGCTGAAGCTAAACCTCAGCTAATGAAGCAGTTCCTTATGGCTTATGAGCTGACTGACGGTAAAGTAAGCACTATCAGGGAACTTAACCAGTATATCTTTGATAAATCTATCAATCTTGGTAAGGCTATTCTTGATCCTAATCCTGAAGTAGATAACAAACTGCTGACCGGTGTGTGGAATAATATCTACGCTTCTTACCTGTCTGCATTTAAAACACCATTGCAAGCAGTTATTGGTGGTATGGGTGGTCTTATTTCTAAGCCTACTACCCATTTCCTTGGTGCTATGATGCACAAGGATTTTAAAGCACTGCATCGTAGTTATCTGGCATACGGTGCCATGAACGATTCTATGAGCCGTGCCTTCTCTTATATGGGTCAGATCTATTCTAAGGCTTCTAAGAACGTAGACGACATTGCACCTGTAACTCGTAGGGATCTACTCCTCAAGCACGAAGCTGATCTAGATCTTCTTAGAGAAGTTGCCAAGAGCCGTGAAGCTGAAGGTAATTGGGGTTTGAGCTACATTGTTCAACAGATGGAATCGCTATCTGCTTTTGGAAAAGACCCCGTTGTTCGGTTTGGTCCTAACGGTTTGATCTCTACTGATGGTTTTACTGGTGCTATGACAGCCCACTCTGAGGCTTATTTTAGAGCCATGGAAGAGTTTGTTGATGCTGGAAAACCACTTACTAGAGAGACTTTGAAACCAGTAGTGGATAAACACTACGCAAAGATGTTTGATAATAACGGTCTGATTAAGGATGAAGCAGCTAAGTGGACTAACAACGAACTGGCGCTGAACCTTGATTCACCTATGGTTGATGGTATTGATGGTTTTGCAAAGCACTTTGCTTTTATGAAACCGTTTTTGATGTTCCCTACTACTGGTGCTAACCGTATTACTATGTTTGGTAAGTACGCACCGTGGGCTACATTCCAAAAAGATTACAACCAACTTGCATTTACACCTCTAAAACAGCTTTTAGGTAACGAAGAGTTTATCGATGACATGCTACGGCAACGTGGTATTGATATTACTAACATGTCTTCGTTGGCTAAAGCTAACCGCATTACTGACCTTAAGTACGAAGCTATGGGTCGTAAAGCTCTAGGTACAGCTGCTGTTGCAGGTGTGTTTGCATTTTTCCAAGATGACCGCATCACTGGTGATGGTCATTACGACAAGGAAACCCAAGCTGCACGTGTCCGCCAGGGTAACTGGAAACCACGTAGCTTTAAAGGTTTAGATGGTAAGCATTACTCTTACAACTTCCTTGGTCCTATTGCTGACTGGGTTGCTGCTACTGTTAATGTTTTCGATAACTTCGATACTCTAGGTGCTTCAGGTCTTGAGGAATTTGGTCCTAAGATGGCTTTTGTTCTCAGTGCTTCTATTACTGACAACACCGGTTTGTCTACTGTCCGACCTTTGCTTGAGATGCTTAGCGGTAACGAAGGTGCTAGAAATCGTTTTGCTGCTGGTTTTGTTAATGGTCTCGGACCTTTGGCTGGACAACGTGGTGAGTGGAGCCGCGTCTTTACTGATGGATTACGTATTGTTGAAAACGACTTCTATGCCTATCTAGGTAACCAAAACCGCTTTGCTGAAGGTATTCTTGGTACTACATCGGCTCCTGTTATTTACAGCCCTGTTAGTGGTAAAAAGGCAAACAGCTATGGATTTATGCAACGTGCTTGGAACGCATATACTGCAATCCCTATTCACGCAGAATCTTCTCCTGAAGAAGAATTCCTTAACCATGTAGAATATGACGTAAGCACTACCTTTAGAACTAAAGAAGGTGTTAAAGTGCCGCCTGCTATTCAATCTGAATTGTTTAGGATTATGGGTGAAGACAAGATCTTCCAGCGTGGTATTCAAGAAGTCATGAAGAGTGTTAAAGATTGGAAGTCTCTTCAATCGTTTGAAGAAATGCGTGCCAAAGGAGAAGAAGTTGATATTAAAAAATGGCACAACATCCACGCTAGGTTGCGTCAAGCTCAACAGGTTGCGGAACAATCTGCATACCGCCGCTTGAACCCTGAACTGCAGAAACAGCTGATTACAGCTCAAGTTGAAAAACTGCAAAAAGATCAGGCTAGTCAGCTTGGTCAACCTATTCAAGAATCATTAAACATTCGATACTAACGAATTATGTCGTGTTCTGACGTACAAACAATTAAAGCCGGAGACGGAAGTAAACTAACTTTTTCGTTTGACTTT